GACATTACCGCATGACCAATATACCAAGGGTCAATTAAAGAAATGTAAATATCAATATCAAGTTTCTTTATTGTAGCCTCGAGAACTGTTGGGCTATTCGGTCCGCCCAAGTTTTCAGACCCATAACCGGAGATGCCTGCGTGAACCATAGTCCATCCTTCGGGGTGAAGAAAGTCCTCACCATTGTAATCCCAACCCATGACAAAAACTTCATGTCCTTTGGCTACTAATCTTTTAATCAAGTTTCGACTGACAATACCATATCCTGTTGGTCTTGTAGGTTGCTCGCTTCCCCATAGGATTCTTACCATGACTCTCGGTTAAATACCCACTATTAAGAATGTTCGGGTTCATCAATATAAGAGTCAAGATTTTTCTTTGTCTTCTCTCATTTTCCGTCTATTCTTTTTTTCCGACTTCCTTCGGCTTTTTATGTGGGTTCTTCTAACAGGGTCGTCGATAGTATCGAGGTCAATAGCCGGCTTGCCTGCGTGTTTTCCAAACGGATTTGCTCCCGCAAGTTTTTCTTCATAATGATGAAGTCGATGACAATTTGAACAGAGAATATCGCACTTCGCCATCTCTTCTTCGATTCGCTTTTTCGAATATCCATTACCTACCAAGTGTGAAACTCCTGTGCTTTTTGTGCCTTCGACTCGGTGATGATACTCCAACAACCAAGGACAAGTTTCTCCACTCAACCCACATCTCGAACAATTGGATTCTCTTCGAACTTGGTCAAACCAAAGGCGAATATTTTTGCGACGTAAAGCGACGGCTGTCTTGCGTTTCTTTGCGTTATTTGCATAATAGACCTTCTGATAACGGCGATTGTACGCCCTTCGCTTATCAGCGTCCTTGTACGGCACGATTGATTCGAGCAAGTTTGAGGTTATTTAGTGAGGTTGTAAAAGCCGGGGGAACGATTGCGGGTATTACAGGAGAGGACTTTCGTCTTACACACACACCGTCTTCTGTCTTCTTACCCCGGATTTCTTCTACTTCCAATCTAAGCGAGTGGACTTTCATTAATAAAGGTTTTCATTGAGATATTAAGACATTGAGACATCGAAACCTTTATATCTGGAAAGCCTCACGGAAGAACATGGCAAGACAGATGGCGCTTACACAACAAATCAGAAACAGACTACCTACTCTATACTCAACAGATGGAGCGGGAACAGAAGCAATCGGACAAGTACGATACTTTTGGGGAAGCAGTGCTTCCTTCGTAGCAACAGAGTTCGACGGAGAAGATACATTCTTCGGATATATCAGCGGTGTTCAAGAAGACGGATGGACTTACATGAGCCTTTCAGAAATGTGGTCAACACACGGACGCTTCATGGGTACAGAGAGAGATTACCACTTCACACCAACAGCAATCGCAAACCTACAGTAAGCGATTCCCTCATAAACCCCGAATCATCCTCGGAATAGTATGGCGGTTCATGCGTTTACGGGAATCACAGGACAAATAACAGTTAGTGGAACAATAGTCGGTTTCGTTTCGGGTGATTTTACAGTAGCAAGAGCGACAGGAAAATACATTACTCTCGGTTCAAACTTGCCGATAGCGAATACACGAGGATTACAATCAGTTAGCGGTACTCTGACGAAAGCATGGGGTCTAGCAGATGACACCCTATGGGATTGGTTTTACGGAGACACCGAACTTGACATAGCATTTGACGCAGATAACCCATCGGGCGGCGGTACTCATACATACACAGTCTCCGGGTGTGTTATTACAGATTTAGCAATTGAAGGCTTGGAAGCAGGCGCAGAAGGAGCATTGATGATTAATGCGTCTTTCGAAGGACTATCAATCTTGAGAGATTGAGTAAATTAAGGTGATTAAAATGACAGGATGGTTAAACTCTGCGCTCGAGAGGGCTTCGAACCCAATAACAGTGAATGTAGCCGATTTAGGTTTAGAAGTCGATGAACTACAGGTGAAGACACTTAGCGCCGCCGAGTTTCAAATAATGAAGAAAGACCCTGCCATATCAAACATGAACATTAGTGATAGGCAAGAATATATGGGTTTGAAAACTATCTATGAAATGTTAGCAAAATGCGATGAGACTTTGAAATGGTCAGAGTTTCAAAAATTACCTTTACAATTACTTTCAGAACTAGCGTCGAGAATAACTGAAACCGTCGGAAACTTGGACGGTGAAGGCGTTTTGGGAAACTGAAACTTGACGCCGAATCAGACGGCGGGCAGTTCCTCTATGGGCTATTGACCGAAATAGGTTGTACACCTCAACAGTGGAGAGAAATGTCGTCAGAAGATACACTTTGGTACATATCAGCCCATAGTGAGAAAAACCGTCGCGCAAATGAATCGTCTCGTAAGCAATCGCAGATGACGAAGGCGAGAAGCAATTTGGCGAAAAATAGGAGACGATGAATATGGTTGTGGGTGGAAGTAAAACGGCCGTTAACGCTGTCGTTGACGCTGACGCTTCCGGTTATACAAAAGCCATGAAAGGAGTCGTGGCGGCAACAGGAGCGGCAACAGGAGCGGCTAGGGGATTCGGTGGAGCAATCGCCGGGTTAGCCATTACGTTCGCAACTTTCTTCGCAGTTTTCAAAGCCATCGGCTTCGTTGTCAACACAGTCAAACTATTCATTGATTTTGAGGAACAACTTTTCCGCACAAGTGCGATTATGAAACAGTTCACACTTGGAGCAGAAGAACAGGCTATCGCCATGGGTAAACTAGAAGACGAAATCCGAAGCGTTGCGGCAGGTTCGAAGTTCACAGCGACAGAAGTCGGCGCTATGGCTGAAACTCTAGCGCTTGCCGGTTTGTCGCTTGACCAAATGAGAGGTGCGACATCCGAGTTAGACACGGAAGCCGGAAATGCTCTGAAAACAATGGTTGACTTCGCGGTTGTTGCCGGAACAGATGTTGAGACTGCGGCGGGAATTGGTATCGCATCTCTCAAAGCATTCAGACTTGACATTACTGACCTAGAAAGAGCCACATCAGTATTGACAAACACCTTCACTTCTTCTTTCGTGAACCTACAACAATTGGGTGATTCCATGCGTTTCTTCGGTCCTACTGCGGCGGCGGCAGGTGTGAGCATATCAGAAGCGGCGGCGGCTGTAGGTGCGCTTGGAGACGCGGGATTGCAGGGTTCTATGGCCGGTACGGGTCTTAGGCAGGCAATCAACAAATTAATTGCTCCATCAGATGATGCAAGAAGAACAATGGAGAGATTGGGTTTTGAGTTTACAACATTATCACCGGCAGGCTTGGCGGCGAAAGCGGCACTAGGTACGACAATCAGAACTATTGATGATTTAGAGAAAACAATCTCGTCAGCGAATATGGAACTCAAATCTCTGAACAACGAATTGACTGACATGAGCATTGAAGAAGAAAAGAACTCAATAAACATCGCGAGGATTCGTCAAAGAGCGGCTAAACAGAATCGAAACTTGACTAGAACTGAAATGGCTACAATCAAAAGATTGGAATCGGCCAATGAAGATTTAGCACTTGCTCAAAGAGAAGGTGCGTTGGAATCGAGACAAAGAGAAAGAGCGTTAGACAGGTCAACAGATTCGCTTGCAGAGCAGAATGACGCTTTCAAGATTCTCAAAGATACTGTCGATAGTCAAACCACAGGTGTCGGTAGTTTAGTCGATATGATAGAAGAACTGAATAGTTCCGGCGCTACGACAGCGGAGATATTGGAAATCTTCGGTGTTCGAGGTGGTGGTTCTATATTGGCTCTCCAAGGAAACGCCGAGGCTCTAAGGTCAATAGCAGAAGCGAATCAATTAGTATTCGAAGCGACTGATATGAATAACACACTACAAGACCAATTCGTTAGACAGTTAGAAGGCTCAACGGCTTTCGCGCTTGCTGAAACTCGTTCGAAGTTCGAGGAATTATCTTTGGTTATTGGTGAACCATTTGCGCGCTTGATAACAATGGAAGGCGGAATTAAGCAAACTCTTGATGCGGCAATTGAGAGAGCGTCAACAATGGGTGATGAGTTTCAAACGATTGCTGATTCGGTCGAGACTGAATTATTGCCTGCGTTTGCAGAGGCTTTCAAACCCGGCAACGTGGAAAAGTTTGTCGAAATACTCGGCGCATTAGTTCCGGAAATATTGAAAATAGTCGGGGTCATTGGAAAATTAGCAGAGATAATAGAACCAATACTCGATGGTATTTTAGCAGTTATGGAAAAGATGGCCGAGTTCAAAGATTTCATCGGCGATGATAACGAGGATAGAGAAACTAGGTTAGTCGGGAAGGAAGGCGAAACAACATTCGATTCTGTAAAAGATGTCGGGAAGATGACTGCCGCAGGTGCTACAATCGGCGCGTTTGGTGGTCCTGTAGGCGCTTTAATCGGTGCGGGTGTTGGTTTGGGTGCGGGTGTTGTTTTTGAAGTAGGACAGGCAGTTGTTCATCATGGTGGAAATGCTTTAGATAATGAAACAGACATAATGGGGAATCCGGTAGGAATGCCGATGGCAATTGGTGGAATTGTTAACTCTCCAATTACAGCATTGATTGGGGAAGCAGGACCGGAAGCGGTTATTCCGCTCGATAGGCTTCCGGAAATGGTAAGTCAAATTAATTCCACAAGTTCGACCTCAAATACCGAGCAGGTGATTAACCTCACTTTCGACTCAATCAATATCGGGGCGGGAAACAACGTCTCGGCGGGAGATATAAGGCAGATTATTGAAAATGAAATGCCTAAGATTATACGCAGTTCATTAACAAGAGGCGTTCGGGGGGTGTTGTGAGATGGCAAAAATTACTCAAAACATAACGAAGCCATTTTCACGCTTGAAGAATGGATTAGTCGAACTTCAAAGATGGTGGCCGGCTTATGTCAAGAATGACGGTGTTGGCGGATTAACCGTTGACCCTGTTTTGTATCACACCAACTTCGGACATCTCACAAATGCCGATGAAGGCTCACTGAACAGCGAGAATGATACGCCGGGGGTAAGA